ATTTTATAGACAGTTTCCACGCACAACAAAACACGCGTTTAGAGATGAGTCTAAAGAATCTTTATTCAATTTAACAAAAATATACGAGCAAATAGATTTCAATGAAGATCTTAAAAACTCAATAAACGTTACTCAAGGGAGTTTTCAGTGGCAAAACGGAGAAAAAGATACGAAAGTTATATTTGTACCAAACAAAAGCGGAAGATTCAGGGTTTCCTGGGTTCCACCTTTAAATCTACAAAATCGTGTGATAATAAAGGGTGGATTGAAATATCCAGGCAACGAACACTGTGGAGCTTTTGGTTGTGATAGTTATGATATATCAGGCACGGTTGACAAGAGAGGATCAAATGGATCTTTACACGGTTTAACTAAGTTTAGTATGGAGGACGTACCTCCAAATCATTTCTTTTTAGAATATATAGCTAGACCACAAACCGCTGAGATATTTTTTGAAGATGTTCTAATGGCTTGCGTTTTTTACGGAATGCCTATACTAGCAGAGAATAACAAACCTAGATTATTATACCATTTTAAAAGAAGAGGTTATAGACGCTTCTCTATAAACAGACCAGATAAAAAATACAACAAACTATCAATAACAGAAAAAGAATTAGGTGGAATACCTAACTCAAGTGAAGATATAAAACAAGCACACGCTGCTGCTATTGAAACCTATATAGAATCATACGTTGGTTTAAAAGAAACTGGATATGGTGATATGTATTTTCAAAGAACATTAGAAGACTGGGCTAAGTTTAACATAAATAACAGAACAAAGCATGATGCTTCTATTAGTTCTGGATTAGCTTTGATGGCTTGTAACAAACATAGGTACGCTCCGTCTAGCCCAGTTAGAAGAGAAGCTGTAAATTTAGGTATTAAAAAATATGACAACAAAGGAGTCAATTCAAAAATTATAAGTTAAATGGGTATATACACTAACACTAATAGCGCTTTTCCAAGCCAAGTAGTAAGCGATGCTGAAAAAGCTAGCTGGGAATACGGAAACCAAGTTGCTCAAGCTATCGAGTATGAGTGGTTTAACCAAGGCAGAACTGGAGGTAATAGATACTTAACAAACTGGAACAATTTCCACTCGTTAAGACTATACGCTAGAGGTGAACAACCTGTACAGAAATATAAAGATGAATTATCTATAAACGGTGATTTGTCTTATCTTAATTTAGACTGGAAACCTGTACCTATTTTATCTAAGTTTGTTGACATTGTAGTTAATGGTATATCACAAAAGTCTTACGACATAAAAGCTTATTCTCAAGATCCTAGCTCAGTTAAAAAAAGAACTGAATATGCTAGCAGACTTCAAGAGGATATGGTGGCTAAGGAGTATTTAGATAATTTAAAGCAAACGTTAGGTATTGATTTACACCAATCACCAAGTGGTGTTACAGTTCCAGAATCTAAAGAAGAGCTTGAATTACATATGCAGCTTAGCTATAAGCAATCAATTGAAATAGCAGAAGAGGAAGCTATATCAACTGTATTTGCTCAAAACAAGTTTGACTTAGTTAGACGTAGATTAAACATGGATCTTACGACTATTGGTATTGCTGCTGGCAAAACTAACTTTAACACAGCTGAAGGCATTACTATTGACTACGTAGATCCAGCATATATGGTTCATTCTTACACTGAAGATCCAAACTTTGAAGATATATACTACGTAGGTGAAGTAAAATCTATAACAATACCGGAACTTAAAAAAGAGTTTCCTGGTATATCAAAGAGTGAATTAGAAAAAATACAAAAATCACCTGGAAACAGGCAATATATAACTGGTTGGGGTAATTATGATGAAAATACCGTACAGATTATGTACTTTGAGTACAAAACTTACCACAATCAAGTATTTAAAATAAAACAAACAGACTCAGGATTGTTGAAAGCTTTAGAAAAGCCAGACACTTTTGATCCGCCTGAAAATGATAATTTTGAAAGAGTATCTAGGTCAATAGAGGTTTTATACACTGGAGCTAAAGTTTTAGGAACTAACACTATATTAGACTGGGGTTTAGCAGAGAACATGTCTAGACCAATGGCAGACACAACTAAGGTTGAAATGAATTACACGATATGTGCTCCTAGGATGTATAAGGGACGCATAGAGTCTGTTGTAAGTAAATGCGTTGGATTTGCGGATATGATTCAACTAACACATCTCAAACTGCAACAGGTAATGTCTAGAATGGTACCAGACGGTGTTTATTTAGATATGGACGGTTTAGCTGAGGTTGATCTTGGCAATGGAACCAACTACAACCCGGCAGAAGCATTAAATATGTATTTCCAAACTGGTTCTATCGTAGGTAGGTCAATGACGCAAGATGGTGATATGAATCCAGGTAAAGTACCTATTCAAGAGCTTAATAGCTCTAGCGGACTTGGTAAAATACAAGCACTTATACAAACGTATCAATATTATTTACAAATGATACGTGATGTGACAGGATTAAACGAAGCAAGAGATGGAAGCACGCAAGATAAAAACTCATTAGTAGGTCTACAAAAAATGGCAGCTAACGCGTCTAATGTAGCAACTAGACATATCAAGCAAGCTAGTTTATATCTTACGTTAAAGCTAGCAGAGAACGTGTCTCTTAAAATAGCTGATGCTTTATATTTTCCATTAACAGCTGAATCACTTAAAAACTCTATATCAACTTATAACGTTGAAACGCTTCAGCAGGTTGTTGATTTAAACTTATATGATTTTGGTGTATTTTTAGAATTAGAACCGGACGATGAAGAGCAAGCTAAGTTAGAACAAAACATACAAGTTGCGCTAGGCCAAGGAGGTATTGACTTAGAAGATGCTATAGACTTAAGACAGATTAAAAATCTTAAGCTAGCTAACCAAATGCTTAAAGTTAAACGTAAGCAAAAAGGAGTTCAAGATCAAGCTAACCAACAGGCTAACATACAAGCTCAAGCTGCTGCTCAAGCAGAGACTGCAGAAAAAACAGCTATGTCTGAGGTTCAAAAGCAAGAAGCTATATCAGGTTCTAAAGTTCAATACGAACAAGCTAAAGCTCAAATGGAAATAAACAAAATGCAAATAGCAGCTGATTTAGAAAAAATTAAAATGCAGCAAAAATTTGAATATGATATGCAGCTTAAGCAAATCGAAGTTCAGGCAATGCAGCAAAAAGAAGCAGCTATAGAAGATAGAAAGGATAAACGTAGCAAAATGGAAGCTACACAACAAAGTGAAATGATAAGCCAGCGTCAAAATGATAGCTTACCTAAAAACTTTGAAAACGAACCCGATATGGGTATGCAAGCTTTCATGTAGAAAGTAAACAATTATTTAATTATATTATATTATGTCAGAAGTAAAACAAGAAGAACCTGTTAAGCAGGAAGGTGAGTTTAAACTTAAAAAGAAAACTCCAAAAAAATTAACTAAAACAAGTGACGAACCTGTTAGAGTTAACATTAAAGAACCTTTAGTAGAACTAGAACCAGAGGTTAAAAAGGTAGTAATACCTAAAGAGCAAGAAGAGGTTATACAGATCGGAGAAATAAAAGATTCTCCTGTGGAAAAACCAACCGTAGATGTAGTCGAAGACGTTAAAGAGTTTACTCCGATTAAAGAAGTTGAAGTAGCTAAAGTAGAAGCTGAAGTTAAAGAAGCATTAAGAGATGAAAAAGTTTTAGGTAAGCAATTACCTGAGAACATTGAAAAGCTCGTTAGCTTCATGGAAGAGACTGGCGGAACAATTGAAGATTACACTAGACTTAACGCTGATTACTCTAGCGTTGACGATAAAACGTTATTGAAAGAGTATTACAAAAAAAATAAACCTTATTTAGATAATTCAGATGTTGAACTTCTTTTAGAAGATTTTGACTATGATGAAGATTTGGATGAGGATAGAGATATACGTAAGAAAAAACTTGCGTTCAAAGAAGAAGTTGCGAAAGCTAAAGGTTTTTTAGAGGAAACAAAGGTTAAGTATTACGATGAAATCAAGTTGAGATCAAACGTAAACCCTGATACTCAGAAAGCTACAGACTTTTTCAACCGATACAATAAGCAGCAAGAAGCAGTTAAGCAACAACATGAGCAGTTTCAAGAAAGTACTAAACAACTTTTTAGCGATAATTTCGAAGGTTTCGATATTAAAGTCGGTGATAAAAGTTATAAGTACAATATTCAAAACCGTGATAAAGTTGCAGAAAACCAATCAAACATTAATAACCTTGTCGGGAAGTTCCTAGACTCTGATGGTAATGTTAGTGACACGATAGGTTATCACAAAGCTATGTACGCTGCTGACAACGTAGATAAAATCGCCTCTCACTTTTATGAGCAAGGAAAAGCAGATGCCGTTAAAGACGTTATGAACAAGTCTAAAAACTTAAGTGATACCAAAGCTAGGTCATCACAAGGTGACGTGTTCTTAAACGGATTTAAGGTTAAAGCTATCTCAGGTGCTGATTCTACAAAACTGAAAATTAAAACAAAGAAATTTTAACTAAAAAACACAAATTATGGCGAGTGAACTAACTCCAACATTTGGTAGTATTATCCCGAGTCAAAAGCAGGAATTGCTAAACTCTAACTACCTACAATTTAACAGTGACGCTACTGGCGACACTAACACATTTGCACAACAATACTTACCTGAGATCTACGAACAAGAAGTAGAGCGTTACGGAAACCGTACTTTATCTGGATTCTTACGTATGGTTGGCGCTGAAATGCCAATGACTTCTGACCAGGTAATTTGGTCTGAGCAAAACAGATTACACATCTCTTATGATGGTTGTACTCTTCCTTCTTTATTAACTATTGATTTAGAAACTAACGGAACAACTATTCAAAACGTTATATCTCCAAGAGCTACTGTTGTGGTGTTAGACCCAACGACTGGTTTAGAGGCTAAATGTTTAGTGACTGACTCTGACACAACTACAGGTATAATTACTATACAACCTTATACTGTTGCGGATCTTACCGGCTTTACAGCTACAGGATTGAAAGTTTTTGTATACGGTTCTGAGTACCAAAAAGGTGGATCTATTTCAGCTGGTGCAACTGGAGCTAACACAGGAACTCAGTATTTAAGTGTTGATCCTCAGTTTACACAGTACTCTAATTCACCAATTATCCTTAAAAGCCAATACGTAGTATCTGGATCTGATATGGCTCAAATTGGATGGGTTGAAGTTGCAACTGAAGATGGAACATCTGGATACTTATGGTATTTAAAAGCTGAATCTGAAACTCGTTTACGTTTTGAAGATTACTTAGAAATATCTATGATTGAGGGTGAAAAAGTTGGAGCTGCTTCTGCTATCACTACTGGAAAAGGTACTGAAGGTTTATTTGCCGCTGTTAACGCGCGTGGTAACGTAAACGTTGGCTTTACAGCGACTGATGGATTAGCTGATTTTGATGCTATCTTGAAAAATTTAGATACTCAAGGAGCAATTGAAGAAAACATGTTATTCTTACAGAGACAAACATCTCTTGATTTTGACGATATGTTAGCCGCTATTTCAAACGGTAACAACGGTGGAACTGCTTTTGGATTATTTGAAAACTCTGAAGAAATGGCTTTGAATCTTGGATTCTCTGGATTCAGAAGAGGTTCTTACGATTTCTATAAGACTGACTGGAAATACTTAAACGATGCGTCTACTCGTGGTGGAGCTGGTGGTAATAACTCTGTTGAGGGTGTATTAATTCCTGCTGGAACTTCTACAGTTTACGATCAAGTGTTAGGAACTAACATCCGTCGACCATTCTTACATGTACGATACAGAGCTTCACAAGCTGATGATCGTAGATTGAAATCTTGGTTAACTGGTTCTGCTGGAGGAGCTTATACATCAACTTTAGATGCTATGGAAGTAAACTTCTTATCTGAAAGATGTTTAGTAACTCAAGCTGCTAACAACTTTGTTCTTTTCAAAGGAGCATAGTAATTTATCAATAATAATCCCTGCCTTCGGGCGGGGGTTTTTTATATGACATTAGCCCCTTACTAGTTATATACTATGGCTATTGTCACAATTTTAAACTATTTAATTATATTATATTATGGCTAAAAAAGCTACAGCAGAAACAATCGAGGTTGCACCTCAAGAGGTAGCAGTTAAAACTGCACCACAAAAACCCACAGAACCAACGTGGGAAATCAAAGATAGAATATACTATCTTAAAGGTAATAAATCTCCTTTAACATTAACAATACCTAGTAAGCATACACGTAAGCATGCTTTATTATACTTTGACCCTAAGTTAGGCACGCAAAGGGAAATTAAATATGCAACTAACCAAAGCTCTCCACTTGTCGATGAACAAAAAGGGGAATGCACTATGGGTCATATAACTTTTCAAGATGGAGATTTAAAAGTACCAAAAGAAAAACAAAACTTACAGAAATTGCTTTCACTTTACCACCCATTAAAAGGTAAAATGTATGAAGAGTTTAGTGCTGTTGAAGAAGCAGAAGATCAATTAGATATTTTAGATCTTCAAATTGATGCTTTAAATGC